CAAAATTATTTGCATTCCCAGACCCAATGCGTACACCCGTATCGCCTGAATAATTTGTGGTATCTGTAAATGTTCCAGAAGCGGCACTCTGAGATACTCCGTTAAAGTAAATACTAAAAGCACCACTATTCCTAACCACAGCGACGTGATTAAAACTGCCTTTAAGGATAGTAGCGGCATTTACTTCCCAGAGATTTGCCACATTATATGAATTATTCCATCTCAATTTACCATTTTGAAACATCAAACCCCAATATCCCGATCCTGTTGAACTAATAGGGTTAATTATGTTTGAGGCACCAGATCCTAAAGCGTTTGCATCAGTAGAATTGACCCAAAACTCAATGGTAAAATCCCCAGTTCCGAAATTAGCAATACCACTGCTTCCAACGTCAAGGTAATCACCAGTACCATCAAAATATGCAGACACACCATGAGAGGCTTCTGAATATGGAGAATTATCGAATACAGATTTTGGTTTTAAAGATGCATCACCATTAACAGTGATTGCATGATTTGATGCAGATTGATCTTTAAAATAAGGTAAATCGCCAAGTAAGAATTTTGTGTTTGTAATTGCAGTCAGTGGTTCTGTTGGAACTGTAATGCTCGTTCCAGTATAAAGTCCTGTTCCATTAACTATACGAACATCCCTCATATAACCATCTACAGACCAAGCACTTAAAGACGATCCGTCACTTCCGACAATAAGTGTTGTATTAGCAGTACAATTATTGGAATCTGTAATAGTAGTAGTTCTAGTGCCATTCACATATGTAGAAATAGTAGATCCTGTTCTAGATACTGCTAAATGATACCACTGATTGACAGCTGGTGTGCCAAAAGTAAACGCCCCTTGCGTTGCGGACGAGCCGCTATTTCCAGTATAAAACCAAAAATCAGCAGCCGTGGCGTACAAGGTCCAACCAAAGAGACCACTACCGCCCCATTTGCCCATTAATCCAGAACCGCCAGCAGTATCATTGAAATATGCCCAACATTCTACTGTAAAGTCACCAGTTAAATCTAAGTCTGTTGTTTGCGGAACTTGTAAGTAATCATTAGTTCCATCAAGTCCCAATGAATACCCACCATGGCGATGTGGACTGAATGTTGATGTTGTTGTATCTCCATTAGCAGTAATCGTGTGATTTGAAGTAGAAGCATCGTCAAATGTTTGATTTGATCCAGTATTAGTTGCTTTAACTGACAATGCAGTGTATCTTGAATTTTGTACAATAAATGTCAATGTAAATGCGCTTACTGCATTAACAGCACCATTTACGTTATCAGTGACACTAAAGGTTATACTAAAGGATCCAGCATATGCTTCTGTGGTTGTTGGAGTAATTGTAAATATATGAGTGTTTGATCCTGTTCCTTGTGTTACAGTTGCAGTAGCACCACCACCATTTGTTAATGATCCTGATGTAACTGCGTAAGACCAAGTTAATGCTCTTCCTTCAGGATCTGAAGATATAGCAGTAATAGTTGCGGCGGTTCCATCTGTTGCAAGAGAATACGATCCATCAACGCCTGTAATTGCACTTGGGCTTTCGTTTACCATTACAGCAATTTTATAAAATCCAGTGCCATTGTACATATAAATTGTTTTATTAGAAACAACACTAACCATATCACCTATTGAAGGATTAGAGATTGCTTGCATAGCAGCAAGATCCGCGACTTGTACAGTACCACCTGCTGGCTGTACTGATTGTGACACACCAGCTACCACAGATTGTGTTTGTAATGCACCAGTTGCACTAGCAGATAATTTAACAGCGTTATCTCCAGTTCCAACTTTAATAGACGGTAAAATTATTTCTCCACCGGCGCCTGCTGAAATAGAACTAGAATCTCCTAAGAATAGCGTATTACCACTTAGATAAAGTGATCTAAATTTTTTATTTGTCGAACCAAGATCATATGCGCTATCTGTATCTGGAATAATGCTTGAATTAATAGATGATAATGTTGCTGAAGCACCATCGTCGCCTTTTGGTCCAGAAACTGATACCCATTGTGAAGATGACCCATCATTATAGTAAATATAAAGTACTGCAGTTCCAGTATTAAACCATAAAGCTGGTGGAGTATTTGAGTTTATATTTACTGTAGTAAATGCATCTCGCCAAGTACCCTTTGCAGAATTAAAAGTATATGTTAAACCGTTAACACTTAGTTGTTGTCCGTCTGTTGGGCTTGCTGGAAAATCTACTTTTGCCATTATTAATATCCTACGCTTGTGATTCTGACCATGTTATTCTTGCACTTGATGTAAATGGATTACTTGCTCCAATACCACCAGTATCAACAACTTGAATTGCAACTGTGAGAATATCTGGACCATTCGGGAAGGTTCCATCTCCGCCCAATATACTATTACCTAAGTCAATAATATCACCTAAATCAAAATTACTTGCTGCAGTAAGTTTTTTACCATTTTGGTCAGTACCACCACCAGTCGCTCGGAAAGAGAACACTTCAGTACCTCCCGTAACAGTATCACCACCACTATGTTTAATTAGCTGAGACAATGATGGATTTTTAACATTTTCAAATGCAACACTACTTAGGTCTCCGTTTAGAATTAATTTAACTTCACAATCGTGCGTCAAAATAAGACCAACTTGATTTAGTTTCAATTGCATTCTATTAATAATATCTCTTTCGCCTAAGTTACCAGACAAGTTTGAATCCACAGATGGCGCAAGTCTAAGTGATACAAGAGGAATAATTGCAGTTCCTAGATTTACTTCCATATCACCAGAGCCAGATGCTGGTGCACCAAGAGAAAGAGCAACACCGCTACCTACTGCCGGATAAACTGCAGGAGTATTTCGGCTTCTACCAACGTAAATATAGACATAGAAATTGCTACCTGAATATTGCGTATAAGAAACTTCTTGGCCAGTCAATTCATTTCCTGCAGTATACAAAGCAAGACCGGCATAAAATTGCTCGGCATTACTACTAGCAACTTGAAGTCTTACATACCAGTTTCTACTCCAACCGCCTTCATATGACCAGTCGCCTTGAATAGATGAAGTTCCAGTTGTATTTACCGTACTACTTTCACCATTTGTAAATGATAGAGATTTAGATGGAGCAGTAAATAGATATGCTTTATCGTCATCAAATGTACCGTCCATAATAACAGAAGTACCCCAGTGAAATAATGTTGGAGCATAATCTACTGTATCCGCATTTTCAATTTCATATTTTGCTGGAATATTACCAGAACGCATATAAGCCTCATCAAGCCTGTTGTTGTGTACAAATTGATGAACATATCTTACATGACCGTGAGCATCTTTAAATCCAAATCTAATTTTACCAGCACCGTACCATGAATAGTCCATATAAGCCATTTGAATTTTATTGATGTTTAGTACAAATCCATCTCGACCAGTACCATTACACTTATCTAGATTCCAATCTAACTGAGGAACTTTAACATCTTCTGTTTTAGTTATGATAGCACCTGTAGTGCTTTTACCTTTAAATTGTGGCTGCACGTAAAGAACACTTTTCGATTCAATTTTAGTTACTTTGTAAGATTGTCCTCTGAGAACTATATAATCTGAAACTGCGAGTTGACCCGTAAAGTTTGCTTTCGGATTCCCGGTTACTTTACCACTATTATTTACAAGAGTTGCAGTACCACTTAATTGAGTTACAGAAGATCGTCTAACACAAGATAGCGTTGATCCATTATATTCAAAGAAGAATCCGTTTTGTTGATCAAACATTCCAGCACGGGTTGCAGCACCAGTATATCCGTTCATATTAAATTTAACAATACCGTTAGGAACACTTGTGCCAGGATTTACAGTCATTCCGTATTTAAATGTAAAATCATCTACTATAGTACTTACCGTATGATTTCCGTTATATGCTGCATCACCTGCACCAGAAACTGTAATATTTGATCCTACACTAAGTCTGTGAGGATACTTGGTTCCTATAGTGCCTTGACTTGTTTCAAAATTTTCGACTCGAATTTGACCGAACATATTTTGATGATTTGCACATTGATAATACAAGTCATCTGGTGCATTTGCGGGAACAACGAATGTTATGGCTCCACTTTCTGTTCTTGAACCTGTTACCCCTGTCGTATATTCTCCAACATATCCACCTACAGTCCAGCCAGTGTTATCATCTGTTGTAAAGTAGAACGGATGACCAGTAGCATTCATATTAAACGTATATGTTCCGCCTCTATACAGCGTAAGAATAGGATTTTGTTCATCTGCGTAAGTACCGCCATTAAACACATACGCTCCAGTCACTGCGGTAACCGCATATGCTTCGGCTGATGGTGTTAAGCCAGTAGCACCTTGAAGTGTTTCGACTACAACTGGTGGATTAAAGTTAATAGCAAGAGATGTTTGAATACCTTTACCAGACTGATATCTAAAATATTTTCTAGTTTGACGCATGACTTGTGAGAATGGTGAAGTGCCAGCCGCAATTTCAACACCACCATCAAATGGTCTATGTACTGAATAACCATCGGGTTTCACATATACTTTAGTTTCTAAGAAATGTTTAGTTGAAGTATTTGTAACATCAAAGTTTCTATCAACAGTCATTATTGTATCATCTGAAATTGAGGTAACTTTTCTTTCTAACAATTCACCTGGAGTATTGGTAGTATCTTTTATGAAAATTCTATCACCAACTTTAAAATATCTTTTAAATAGGGTTGTTGTGCCTGTGACTTTATTCTTATCGACTTCAATTGCAACGGTACCATCTGCTTCAGCAATACCAGCAACACTTTCTGTTTTAATTTTATGTGTGCCTGTGCCTGCAGCAATTTGAATAAAGTTATTTTTATTTATTGCATCAGTAACATTTGCACATAATGCAATGTGTTGTTCATCTATAGCTACAACATAATAATCTGTGGCATCAGTTAAATTTGTGAGTACTGTATTTGAATTAGCATCATAAGTTACTTTCGTGCCAGTTATAAAAGTATGATCGGCATTATTAGATACTTTTATTTGAAATTCTGCCGTCACAGTAGCGGCATCTAAGTCAATAGTTGTGCCAAATATTTTTTGATCTAATCCGAATTTAAAACTACTTTCTGCAACTTCCGTAGATTTATAAGTTCCATCAATAACGCCTAGTTCTGCCTTTGTCTGTATTTGTAAGTTTTCTGTACCAGAATTTGTAATATTTACTTTGGCATTACCAACTTTAAATCCTATTCTATTGTCACTGATGATATCTGCTTTGTATGTATTGCCGCCAGTAAGCGCAGGATATACAAAATTCGTATTCCAATCAGCAAGCATACCTTCCATAAATGAAACAAAGTTTGCACTTGTATTAAATGCAGTATCAGAATTTCCTACCATAAATACTAGACCAAATTCTACGACTTGTTTCCAATAATAACTGCCTCCCCAATAACTATACCAATAAGTATTATTATTAGTGGCGCGAGTCATAGTTGTATTTGCTGTATGTGTTTGCCAATCCGTATTATTAAAGAAATGTCCATTAACATATACAAGTGATGGTCCACCACTTCTTACATGTTTAAATCTTGATATTGACCATCTATACTCTTTACCGCCTGTTGTATAACTGTTGTTATCATCGTCACCTGTAATTTGCATACTGCCCTGCGAAGGAAGACTAAATCCATCTCTAAGATAACCATACCAATATTCATTATCACTTGCTCTACCAGACTCTCTTGTCCAGAAATAATATGGTAAAGTTGAGTTTGCAGTCCAGTCAGTAGCGACCATCAAATTATTGCGATTTGCTACATTTGTTCCTGCAAAGATATTATATGGTCTAGTGGATTTCAAATTTGACATATATAAATTTGAAGAAGGCGCATTAACTCCTCCATAAGTACTATAATAAGCATAGTTGGTTGTATAATTCAAATCATAATAATTCATTGCAGAGGTGCCGGAAGAAACGCCACTATTGAAAACACGAGTCGAATTTTCATTAGTTGCAGTTACCATATCAGTCAATCCAGCAGTATTAGCAGTAAGATAAGTGTTAATGAAAGTATTCATTGTTGACCAACTATTAACATTTGTACCAGAACTTGTCATAGATGAAAATGGTGTAATAACTCCAGCAGTAGAAGTTGGTAAAACCCCACTATCCACTGCAGTAGGTATAATATCAGTATTTGCATTTAATCCATGATTAGGAAAATAAAGTGTGTTTGCAGTTGCATTCTGTCTTGATCCTGTTATGGTATATTGTCCATTTGCACCAGATATTCTTGTACCAGAAAGAGAGAATCTATTATCAGATTTTACATCAACAACATGATCGCCATCAGATAAATCACTAACATTTGAGCTATTGTTATAACCTGTACTTCCAACATGTTTATCGGGAAGATTTGTTCCTGAGTATCCACCGTAAGTTGCACTTTGCGTTGAAAATGATATAGTATCGCCAGTGGTCAAACCGTGATTTGCAATATAAAAGGAGTCTGCTTCATCATCTTCTATCATAGGTACAAAAAATTCAGTAAGTTGTGACGGATAATAATTTGAAGTTCGATAGTATCGATAAGGATTTGTATAATAACTTTTTTGACAACGAATTTGTGCAGAAGATCCACTTAAAGTTGTGTAGCTTGTGGATCCTGTTGAAAATCTGTTATAATCTTCAAAAATATTATATTTATTAGGTAAATTTAAACCGGTGCTTGTATCAAACGTAAAATTTCCATTTGCTCTTGGAGCGTAATATCTACCACCCATATAATAGTTCATATAGTAATGATGGCTTTGATAAATACTTGAAAAGAATGTCCACCTAACAGTTTGTCCTGAAGTGTGACCTAATCCATAACCTCCATTATATGTTTGTCTTAAATCCCAACCAGAACCGTCAGAACCACCAACTCCAGCATTTCTGGTATAAACATACATATAAGAATTATATGCAGGATAATAGCTTCTATATACCTCATATGCTAAATGTAAAGAATGTCTACCAAAGTAATGTGTTCCAGCATTTGTAAAATTAATTGCGGAACCACTTCGACTCAAAGTTAAAGATATTTTATTATCGTCAATTTTTTTAACATAATATGCTCTAAATTTTGAGAGTCCACCAATCGTAGTGTCATAAACGGGAGGCATATAAAAAACTACGTCATTACTTTTTAATCCATGTGCAGTCCAAGTAATAGTGTTTGCCGAAGTGTCAATCGCACTTGCATCAAATTTTACAGAGTGGCGACTCTTCATTTGTTTTGTTTCTGTTTTAGTGTAATCTGGATTAGAACTAAAAGCTAAAGATTCTACATGGTCGACATAAGGTCTACCATCAGGAGCGTCGGATGTTGTGGTATTTGTCATTTTTAATGATTTACCACCGACACTATTTAAAAGATAAAAGTTATTTCCTATACTAAATCCATGAGGATCTTCTGTTGTAACTGTTATCTTTGATGAGGGTTCAGCTTCATCCGAAACAATTCCATCTGCAGCATCAAATGGAATTTGAGAACCTGTATAGAATGTACCGGGAGTAATTGTTGTGTAAATGCTGCCTATTTCGCCAGTCTGAGTTTGAGGTGCATTTGCTTTATATGTAAAAGAATTTGCTGTAGGCACTGCCGATATTAAAAATTTACCTTCTGCTGTTCTACTTGAAAGACCTTGAACATCAACAGGAGTTCCCACAGGTAATGCATGTACATCACTACAATAAACAGTTATTAAATCTGATCCTACGTTTGCTTCAACAGTGTCAACAATTGTTAGTGATAGTTCACCATCTGAGGTATAAAAAGAAGGTACATTATTTAAGAGTTCAAGTGTTTCCCATTTTGTTGGCTGAAGCCCATATTCAAAGTCGGTATCAATTAAATTTTCAGGTGTTGATACTCTTATTTTATGAACAGGATCAAGTAACGAATCAGAAACTTCAATCTTGGTTTCACCATCATCCACAATGATTTGAATTGAATCTGCGTCATTCATTCCTAAACCAGAAAGAGATAAATCCAATGTTATTGTTGATATTTCAGTAACTTCATTATATAAAATTGTAGCGCCTAAAGCAGGATCTGAGAAGTTGTAAATTATCGTATTTGTTGTCACATTAGTAATTAAAAATAGATCAGAAAGTTTATGAAATCCTAATATACCTACAGTGCCTGCAGTTGCATCAAATTCGATGTATGAATTGATAACCTTTTTTGCCATTTGTTCTAACCCTTTTTATTATTTTAACTTAATGCAATACTCATAGGTACCGCATTGTCTTTATTTGCTAGAACCCAGCCTTCAGATCCGCCCACATATAAATGAAAAGTATTTGCTGCAGTGTTGTGCCACAAATCACCCACTGCCGCGCCGGATGGTTCTGTAGCTGATATTGTAGGCGCTCCAGAAGTTTTTGCGGCAACGGTTTCATTTCCGGATGCATCTCTAGTTGGTACTGCAGTTGCAAAAACTCCAGATGATCCGAAAGCTTTTGCTACATAACTTGATCTTGATCTTGCCATCTATTCCCTCTTGTAATATTCTCCTAATATTACATCCGCAATACTAGTACATTCATCAAACCCTGGTCTAAAACGATTATTTACATGACCATTTTCTTTAAACCACTTTATGTTATTTATACAACTAGATTTTCTATTTTCTGGTATTTCTAAACTTAACATAAAGGTTTCGTACTGATATCTTAGATTTAATAGTTCCGCAATAGATTTCATGTGATTGCCTCATATAATTGTTTCCAATTATCGTATCTTTCAATATAGCTATCTTTATTATGATCGTGTGCTATTAAAACAGAATTTAATCCAAATCTATCTCCTGTAACAGCATTTTCATGTTTATCTTCTATCCATAAAAGTTCGCTATCTGCATACTGCTTTAATGCATCATCTTTATCTGCACCTACGTCAAGAAAGATATATTTTTCAAAAGCAGTTTTACCAAAAAGTTTTTCGGTATTTTCTATTCTTAGCTTACCTGCCCAATGATCTTTTGATAGTGATGTTATCATATGAAAAACATATCCGTGTTCCTCATGAAGTTTTTTAACATATTTAATAGAATCTCTGAGTGGAGGTAAAAACCCAATACGTGATGATTCATTAAATTGTTTAACCACACTACGCTTAGTATCTTCAGTAATATTATATTTTTTAGCCATATCATATGAAGTTTCATAATCGGGGTGAATTGAATGACCATTACTGATCATCCATTCATTAAATGCTTGTTCCCAATTCATAAGAACCCCATCACAGTCCGTCAGAATAGTTTTAATCATAATCTCTTTCCTCGTCCTCCCATTCATCTATTATAGCATATGTAGGAGTATTTCCTTTTATCTTAAAATTAGACCTGTTTTCTTCTACATCTCTAATTCTAATATCTTTATTTTGAGAATGGGTCTTATTTCTATCCCGCTTCTTATTCCGAGGGTCGTACCTACCGAATTTAGCCATCTTAAATCATCTTACTCCTTTATGAATAAATTTTACTTAGTGTTTGTGGTCCAGCAATACCGTCAGGAGAACAATCGTTTTCCCTCTGCCATGCTTTTACTGCACTTTCTGTTCCTGGACCAAAGATTCCATCAGCATCAAGACCTAAAGCCTCTTGTAATTTTTTTACATCGCTTCCATTTGAGCCTACTCTCAAAAGATTATATTTTACATCATCGTCATCATCATCTGGCTCCCAATGTCCGCCTAGAACTTCTAGCGCGTGTGCGTAATGAAATTTTCTATCTTTTAGCCCAATAGTTCCACCATTAATTCGTTTTGTCATACCAACAATATCGTCATTATCACAATACTTATTAATATTATTTGTTTTCCAAAACCAACAAGCACTCTCAATGGCACCTTGTTTTGTTCTTACATAATCTGTTGCTTCTTCAGCCGACATTCCTACAGTCTTACCAAACTCTGTATAATTATAGCGTCCAGTGAGTTGTAGGATACCACCGCCTCTAAAACGCCAACCATCGCCAGATGCAGTATCTCCGTTGTCCATACGATTCGCATAAATGCGATTAGCAATCTTTTCTGGCTGTCTATGATACTTTTGAGCATCAACTCCAGCGCGGTGAAAATACTTACCAAAAATAGCATTAAGTGCTTTGGAAGAATAGTTTAAATTTTCAGTAATAGTTTTATACATTGCACTTTCATGCCCTGTTTGCGCTAAAAATCCAGCTACACGATTTGGTGTATTAATTTCATACTTTGAAAACATTTCTTTCATTGCAGAATACCATTCATTAGAATTTTCTGTATGAAGGATTTCTTCTATGTGTTCTTCTTTTAATTCAAAGGTCATTTCTATCTCCTTTTAAAAGCCGCCTTGACCAAATTCTCTTGTATTTTCTATTTCTGCAACAAAACTTTCATAACCACCAATATGATTGTTATTCCAAAATATTTGTGGTACTGTAGGAACTGATCCTATTTTTTCTAAAAGCTGACTATAGATTTCTAAATCTGTTGCATCTTTATATTCATATTTTAAATTATATCTTTCTGCTATTTCCACAGACATATCACAAAACCCACAGTTAGGTTTTCCGTATATTTCAATCATCGCCTTTCTCCCAGATACAGTACGCGCCATAAATAATAGCACCATATGCTGCAAGTTTAGCAAATGGTCCAGCAATAAGAACAATAACTCCAAAACCAATTAACGCGGCACCATTCCAAGAAGTTTTTTCTCCTACTTTCTCGGCAAGCCATTGTTTAATCATTTTTTTCTCCTTAAACATTTAAAATATCTTTCGTCATTATATAGTCACGAACTAAATCAGACCTAACAATATCTTCCCAACCAAAATTTACAATTCTAAAAAATCTCATTTGCTCAATAATATTCATAAACTTTATAATACCATCACTTTCATCTTTAAATTTAAAATCAGTCTGTTTATGATCACCGCAAAAAATAATACGACAATCTTTACCAATTCGTGTTATTACAGAATCTAATTCATGAAAGTTTAGGTTTTGCATTTCATCGACAACAACAATTGCCTGATCAAAAGTACAACCTCTAAGAAAAGATGTTGTTTCAAACTGAATCTTATTTGCAGTTTTCATCTTATTATATGCGCCTTCAAAACCAAATAGTTCTGAGCATACAAGACGATAAGGCGCCTCATAAGAAGCTTCTTTTTCTTCCTTAGTGCCTGGTAAAAAGCCTTGGTCTCTTGTCGTAACGGCAGAGCGCAAAACAATAATCTTTCTATAGATATCAGGATCATTCAACATTGCTTCTAATGCGAGATATAATGCAATAAATGTTTTACCTGTACCGGCACTGCCCGATAGAATTAAATTTAAGTTATCGTCCCAGTAATCAAATGCTTTGTTTTGATTTTCTGTGATGGGTTCAATTTCTTCCAGTTCTTCAATATTAACTGTGAGTGAATTAGTTTTTTTCATACCCTAATAGTGTTACCTTTACCAGATTGTTGCTTGACTCTTCTTAAATGATCTTTAAATCCATCAGGTGTTTTGGGATCTCTTACACCACCTACAATTTTTGGCATGGAAAGTTTTTGTGTTAAATCGTTATCTGTTTTTAACGTTTCCTGTAGTTCATTCCAACTACATTCAACATCCCATTCTTCTTCAGTTTTAATATTTTTTATCGTGTAAAGGGGCATGACATATCCATTTGTATTGCTAATTTTTGCTTATGTAGTTCTAATTCCCAAAGTTTAATTATAGCAATTTTATTAGGGTTTTCTGCAGGTAATTTTTTAGCCCTTTGCAGATTGCTATATTCGTATTTTACTAACTTGCTACGGCTGTGAACCAATCTGGGCATTCTCGTTTTGTCCATGACATTTTAAACCTATCTTGTTTTGTTTTGTAATATTCACGATAAGACTTTACAGGATTACCTGGATGCATACATTGAGGTTCGTGCTGCATTGCAAGTGCAAATTCGGATAACATATATTTGTAGCCTGATTTAATATTTTTTGGAGTAGATCGTAATATTTCTGTGAGTAATGGTTCTGTTTTATGAATTTTTCCATATCTATATGTATACTCTTTACAAAGGGCAAGAAAATGATCATAATGCCACATATAGTTATTATCTATTTTCATAGTCCACACCGTACAAGGGTGGTGATAGTGTACTGCTTTATATAAAGTATTTTCTAGATTTTCATTTGGATGCCGATAGTATTTTACCATACGTTTTCCAGATTTAGAAGGTCTTATCTCTAATGTACCATCTAGCATTCTGTGTGCGGTAGAAAGCATCTGGGCACTTTCTACTATCATTTTTACAACGTGTTTATCACATTGCTGTTGTGCCGCAACGATCGGATCATTGTCTAATATAAAGATATTCATTTGTTACTTTCTTTAACGATTCATCTTTCATTTATTATAACATATTTTTTCTAAGTTGTCTAGTCTTTATATAGAAAAGCCAGCATTGCTGGCTCAACTGTCGTTATTTATAATTACTTTATCCTACTTGCATATCAATAACATTGACAAGATCCTCAACAAAAACGTCTGTCACTTTTTTGTCGGTGATACAAGTGATTTGTCCTTTGATTTTACGGATACGCATGAAAGTGATATCATAAAGATCCGAACCATTCAATTCGATTTGAACTTTTCCTTTCCACTTAACCATTCCTGAAGTTTTGAACATGATACCGTCTGTAGAGGTACGCATATATTCTTTTGAACCCCAAGCCCAAAGTGCGCGAGGATCAATTGTTTTGATTTGTGAAAGGATTGTTTCTCCTATTTTCATGATGATTCTCTTTTCTCTCTGATTACATACTATTAATAGCATAAAAAAGGGGTCTTGTCAACCCCTATATTATTTGCATCCTTCTAGCAATTCAATTAGAGTTGCGAGATGATTGAGGGCTTTTGACCGAGCCTTCATTTCATTCAGTGTCATTAGAACTAGATTAGTAGTTGTCAGGCTATTACCCTTAGACCAAACAGCATACATATCATCTAACTCATATTCGCCCTGAGAAGAATACACCAGTACAGACATTGGTTGAGCGACATACCCAACTCCTTGATACTTAGTGCCACACGCTTCAATGCTATACCACATTTTGTTATTTTCGGTCATTGTTGTTTGAACTAGCATTGGCTCTCTTTCTGTTTCTCTTTACTCTTACTTTGTATCTGATTCGTGCAAGATTGTCAACCTCTATATTATCTGCATCCTTCTAGTAATTCAATATCGGTATAGTGTGAACGGTGAAAGTAATCGCTCATGCTATCTGTGTGGTTGAAGAACTTGGGTCCTTCCATTGCAGCTAACAATTTCAAAAGAAATTCTTTTGCAATGCCAGTATAGCTAGTTTCAATATGGTACTCATTGACACTTCCATTCCAGGGCATCTGATCACCGAAGCTAATATCTCCGCCTTTTACTTTAACAAGTAAAGTAGAATGGTGACGAACTGAGATAGTTCCTTTCATTCCGAATTCTTTAAGTACAGCTTTTATTTCAGTAGCAAGTTCTTTTTTGTCTGATTGAGATACATAAGCCATTTTGTGAACCCTTTCAAGTGATTCTATTTCTATAAGTAAACTAGCATATTCTACCAGCTTTGTCAACCATTATTTACTTTAAAGTGCCCTTTGAGCTTCTTTTGAGTAGGCTGAACAACCTGGGATATGTAAATTTTCCATATCTAATTCGTGTTGGATACGATCTAGTACTTCAGCGAAAGATTCCATTTTCTCTGCATAAACACCGCGGTGAGCAACACCGTCAATTGTGAGTGTCCATATGCTGCCCCAATTACAGCTATGCTCTTTAAAGCAATGAGCAACGACTGGTTTAGAGAATTTGTCAGAAACCATCACGTCATGGACAGCTTCATCAAAGAGGGATTCGAGGTAGTTCATTTTTAGTCCTTTCAGTGACTAATGATTCTTTCTATACTAGTAAACTAACATAAAAGGGGGCTGTTGTCAACCCCCTTTTTTAAATTATTTGAATTTATTTGAATTTATTATGCTGCTTCTACTCCCGACATTATAGATTTTTTCGTTATATATTTGTCTAAAAATTCCTTTTTTGCTCTGACTTTTTTTACTAAATCGTATTTTCCCTCATTTTCAAGTTTATATACAAAATTCTGTAACTCTGCACTATCGTTGATTAATCGTTGAATTTGCGTATGAGGCATGGTATTCTCCTTATTAAAAGTAAAAGCTGGCAACTCAGGGAGAAGCCAGCATCAAAGTTTTTTTATTTTTGGTTGAATTGGTAAACATCTATGTAGGTATTAGATTGGGAAAAGCTTTCTGTACTACTGTTTTTGAAACACCTGTTATATTTTTTTGACTTGTCATATTAATTACAACCTCTGCATCTTTTGGGTGAATTGATTCTAATAATTTTATGTATAGCATTTCTCTCCGAAGCTTAGGTAAATTCTTACTTGCTTCACCTATCACAAGATACTTAAATTGCTTATGCTCTTGTAAAAGGTTAGCTGGAGCATTAAAACCTTGATTAGCCTCAAAAGGAGGGGCTCCTTTAGGAAGGTCCCATTCTAAAGACGTATCATATGTACCTCTCAGTACATCTTTTAATGCCCAAATTGAATTATAACTTTGAAGAACTTGTATTTTATCTTCCATTTTTTTTGTAGATTTCACTTCATCTAACATTTCAAAAACATATTTCATATAAACTCCTGTACGCATTCCAATAATAGTCTACAACGATTCTTTACCAAGTAGGGAAACACCTTACCCTTATTTTTGTGAGGATCTTGTGCTTCATAGTTATTTATAATTTCTTGTTTTATGTTTTCAGGAGTTTCTGTCAAATCTACAAGTTTTTTATTGCGACAAAAATTTCTATATACTTCTTCACCCATTTCTTTACGCATATCATCCGCATTAATCCAAGCATCCATTTTCTTTTTAGTCATAGGTCTTTGACGTATGCCATCAGCAATTGCATTATCAGGAGATAGAATATTAGGAACTGCATCACTACCACAACCTTTAAATATTTTCTCCATAGTCCATCTATGAGGATCATCTACAGTTACAGCTTTTTTAGTGATAGGACTAAACTGTTTTACATTTGGCATTTTTTGTAGTTGAATAAAATCGTGGTCACCAGAAATAATCATAACATTTTCGTGCTTACCAAACTCTTGAGTTTCAAACGCAATTCTTGCGATTGTATCATCAGCTTCACAACCCCATTGTCTAATAGTTTTGTATGGAAAGTTTTCTGCAATTTCATCAAATATAACACTAAGAATGCGAAATGCCTCATCCCAATCAATCGACGATTCTTCGCGACCTTCAGAACGTCTCCACTTATAATATGGATAAATTTCTTTGCGAAAGTTACCACCGCCGTCTGCAACAACAACTACTTCGCCATATTCTTTCAAATACTTTTTACGATACATACGAATTTGGTTTAGAATCATAACTCGTAAAAGACTTTCTTCTACCATATTACCTTTCTGAGATAGAAAGGTACCAACTGCCACGCCATTATAATCAATTAGAATCATTATATTCTCCGCTGTTCATTATGAGTATCATAACATACTTTAAATCGTTTGTCAATCTTTAATAACAACTTTACCTTCATGTAATAATTTATTTCTATTAGCTAAATGTGCTGTTGTAACATCGGCTTTATTTTGACCAAAATATTTTACAGCATATCCTTCTTCAATCATGATAGAAGTGACTCTAACATTTTGTTCATACGCGCCACTAACTTTTCTTTCTACTAAAAAGTCTCCAAGTACACGACCAAATTTGCCTTTCTTATCTTCACCAGATTTATCAATCTCAGTCTTTAAAATTTGAATTGAACCAACAGGTAGTAATTCCTTTAGTCTAGCTTTGCTTGCTAGACCAAACTGTTTTTCTAGTAGGTCCCTCGTTCTAGATTCTGGAGTATCAATACCCATCATTCTGACTCGTTCTCTATGAATCCAAATACCAAATCCTAGGTCAATGTCAATGTCTACTGTGTCACCATCGACTACCCTCAAGATTTTACATTTATATTCGTACATTTTTTAGACCTTTCTTCAAGTGATTTTGCAATCACGTTTTTTTGTTCTTCTATTTCTTTTGCTTGTTTTTCAATTTCTAAGTACTGCAAATCTACATCAGATATTTTTTCTTCAACTTTACTTGGAAACTCAACTATTTGACCCATTATCTTTTCCTTTCACATGATTTGAATGAATTTTGCAACCTATAAATTCATTATAATATTCATCTTTGAAAAGTACTTCCCGATCAAATTGCTCTTTAGCTTCATAGTAACTCATAAGGCCTTTGGTTTTACATAATAAAATTATTTCTCTTTTAAATCGTTTCTCGCCACTTTCTTCTAGAAGTAATTTAACTTCTTCATTTGACCCATAATATTTCATCCAATCGGATACAGTTTTCTTAACTCTTTTTCGTTTCTTACCCTTTAATGGTTTTAACCTTCTTGTTGACCAAAAAGTTTTTTTGCCTATATACTTTTTACTATTAGTTAAATCGGTAATACAATATACAAATCCAACCCACGACTCTAATTCACTTTCAGTTGGATTAAATTCTTTGTTTTCATAAAACCACACTATTCTTCTTCATCCTCATCAGTGTATAGTTCTATAGGACTACCACACATAGGACAAGCTTCGGGTTCCGCATCATCATCACCATTTAAAACTTCTATTTGAGTTTGATATTGACATAAAGGACAATCAATATAAAATGTTTCTTTTCTTGCCATATATTAGCCCTCACATGAGGCACAAGTCATAATATCTCTTACTAATTCTTGTGCGGGGTTCGCGGATCGCTGATAATAAAATGTTTTTACTCCCAACTTCCAACCCTCTATTATTAATGAATTAACGTCCTTTGCAGGAACGTCTGGATGTATGAGTATATTTAGCGATTGGGATTGGTCAATATATTTCTGTCTAGCACCAGCTTGCTGTACAATAGACAATGGTGTAATTTCACTAAATGTTTTATATATGTCCTTTTCTTTTTGAGATAAGAAATGTAAGTGTTGAACTGATCCACCTTTGACAAGAATAGATTTCCAAGTTTCATCGTCGTTTCTACCATGATCATGCAATACACCTTTTAGATGTGGATTACGATAAGTAAACTTACCTTTTGCTAAATCTTTTGTGAAGTAATTAGATGCAAGAGGCTCAATAGATGGTGATACTTGACCCAGAATAAATGAAGAAGATGTTGTTGGTGCAATTGCTGTTCGCGTCAAGTTTCTTTCACCAGTACCTAACATACCTGCAGGTTCACCATATTCAATAGCTAATTCTTGTGATGCTTCAAGTGATTTATCATCAATAAACTTACTAATTTTTGTAGATAACATGTGGGCTTCAAACGATTCAAATGCTAAACCTTTTGACTGTAAGTAAGTATGCCAGCCTAGCTGACCTAAACCTAATGCCCTCCAATGTGACGCAAAATTATATGCAGAATGCATAAATGTAATATCTTTTGTTTTTTCAATATATTCTTCCATAACTGCATCAAGAAACCAAATCATCGTTTCTACTGCATCAGTCTCTTCCCAATCGTCAAATGTAGCGCAATTCATAGATGCAAGATTACAAACAAAAGACCATTCTTCGCTTGACGGTAAACAAATCTCAGAACAAAGATTAGATGCCCAAATAGAAACATCATTATCTTTCAAAACTTTTGGTTTATTGTTATTAACAGTATCACTAAAGAAAAGGTATGGATATCCGCTCTCACGGCGCTTTCGTAATACTCTTGCCCAAACTGTTCTTTTATCAGCATCGCCATCAATCATAGACTGCATCCATTCATCTGAAATACACACACCTAAAGATAGATGCATAATAGATGAACCTTCTTCTCTACACTCTAAAAATTCCATAATGTCTGGAGAGTCAATGGGCAAATATGCAGCAAAAGATCCACGTCTTACTGAACCTTGTGCTACAACGTCAACTTGAGTTTCAGTAAGATTCATAAAGTGAACTGGACCATCTGCAGTACCACCAGAGTTAATATCTTCACCCCTTGCACGAATAGCACCAAAGTACCCAGACGTACCAGCACCCATCTTTGTCTGCATTCCTACCTCAGCATTTTTCATTAAGATAGATGCCATATCATCTTCAATATAAACGCCATTACATGAAATTGGCAAACCTTTTTTGGTACCGAAGTTTGACCAAACTGGAGAAGAAAGACTATAGAAACCTCTACTCATGTAATCATAGAACTTATCGCCAAAGCCTTCTTTGTCAAGAATAGCTTCCGCTGTTTGAGCAATATTTCTCACTCTTTCTTCAACAGTCATATTACCGTCAATATATCCACGGCTCAGAAAAGTCCGTGCATCTTCATTAGCCCATTCAAATCCCATTATATACTCCTAAAATAAATCATCTGCAGTAATACCTTGTCCTTTAGCATATTCTACAGGACGTTTTTGAAAGAAATCTGTCATATTAGCGCCCAACAATTCTTCTTCAAACCAAAACGTTTCATCAACTAATTCTTGATCAAATTTAATTTCACTACTATCAAATCCAATCTGATCAATAGACTCTGCCATACGATATGCAATAAACGATTTTAAAATATTAGCATCTAATCCTTTTACTGTATAATCTCCCATAATCCAATCAATCACTTTACTCTCTGCTTTTAATGAATCAATGCATTCTTGCTCAATACGTTCTTGTAATTCTTGATCAAAATATTCTGGATATTCATCACGCAAAGTTTGAATTAATTTGATACCTACTTGTGCGTGAAGCATTTCCTCATTTCGTGTGTATTGTACTTGTTGGGCACAATCTTTCATTACCGCTTTGTTTCTATTCATATGCATAATTATATAGAACTGGCTAAACAAGCTTACATTCTCAACAAACAAGGTAAACAAAATAATTGAATAGATATATTGTTTTTTATCATCCTCATAAACTTTGTTGTTATATTTGCGGAGATAATCTACACGACCTTTAATAACTTCTTCATTCAAATTTTCCTCAAATACATGTGTCATATGAAGAACATCAAGAATTTTTTCATAAGCCATATTGTGAATGACTTCGGAATTTGCCATAGCATATCCTAAATCTTTGATCGAAGGATGTGGTAAGTGTTTGCCTACGTCAGCCCAGAAACTCTTAACTGCTATTTCGATTTGTCCAATTGCCGACATTGTTTTTACAACGATTTGTTGTTCTGCTTCAGTAAGATCAGTTTTAAATTGGGAGTAGTCTGATCTAAAATTAAATTCTTCGGGTGTCCAGAAGCCTTTCCAAATAGCTTCAATAAATTGTTTTGTCCACGGGTACAAATCTGGTTTCCGTGCAATTTGTTCTTCAAATAGCATTCGTTTTTCCTGTCTATATTTTGTTTGATTTTTATATCTGTATCATTATATAGTATTTTTAGATATTTGTAAAGCACTTATATTAACGATTATTAGATATTCCACTACTATTTTGATGCGACAAATTAACTTTTTATTGTATTGACAAATCCTGAGAACCTGTTATAATAAGATTCTTCTTAGTGAGTGGGGTAATCATTCTAAGGTAACTGCCGTGTCAAGTTTTGATTCTGCCTGATTATAATACTTTTCATAAGCATCAACTATAGCATGTTGTTGTGAAACATACATTCTGATATCAGATAAATTTAAAGAAATATTTTCATAACCTTGATCAGTTAAGCCAAAGAAAACAAGAGGTCTACCTCTATCTTCTAATTTAGCAAAAGACTCTTTATGATTTTCTGGTGTAACAAGAATCCACTCTATTTTTCTCTGTATTAATTCATCAGCTTTAGGCAAAATGAGTTCAGGTTTATCAACTGGTTTTGTTCTTATTTGTATTGGCTCTGGAATGTCATTGCGACCCAAGCAACCCGTCAGCAATGTTAAGATCATCATAAAGCCAAGGACATTCACTATTGAACGCTTTACCATTCTTTGCATTCTTTTCCTCCATTCTCAATTCGGCGCCAGATATAATTTCAAAACATCTTAGTGCCTTTTCACTTGCATTGTTTACAACACGTTCTACTAAATCAGGCTTTGCTTCACCTAACATACCAATATCGTGTTTTTGTATCTTTTTCAATAAAATTTTATTTCTGGTGCGTGTGCGTCTTAATTCTTTATTTACTTTATCTAGCTGTTTATTAACTCTTATTATATCACTTTCCATAGTAGAAATTGTTGCAGTCTGTGTTTCAACAGCAACATTTAATTTGGCGTTATTTTCTTTGAGAACTTCTATTTTAGCTTGCATATTATTCCAAGTCTTATAACCTGCAAAGCCTATAGAACCTATAATACCAATAACAAAAAGTGTCACATAAACTTTTAACATTATCTCACTCGGTTAACCCTGCCATCAGACTTGGCAAAAAAAGCTTCAAAACTTACATCTGGATACTGATCTTGAAGTGATAAGAATGCGGTAAGATTACTCTTAGCATCGTCAAAGAAACGAATACGCTTATAAATGCCTTGATCTAAATATTTTTTAAAAATTACTATCTTATTTTCGGCGGGTGGACCATGACCTAAATTACCAGCACGTTCAACATAAACTTTGTCAATGTCAATGCCTTGTTGTCTAAACGTATCTAGAAATAATTTCTTGTTATCAAAGTCCGCTCTTGCAGTTACGATAATAACTTTTGATCCTGCTTTAGTTGCGTTCTTCAGAATGGCTTTCACTTTGTTAATCATTCTAGCTATAGGTGTTGATGTTTTATTGAATACTTCAGCATTTTTAAATTCGCCGAAATCCCAACTTTCACCAGATTTTAATTTGTATGTGTTATACTCTTGATTTGTAAGTTTCTTAATAATCTTATCGTCTTTTTTTATACCAACTTTAGCGTTTGTTTTGAACATAGTTTCATCTATGTCAAAGATTGTTAAACCTTTACCAGTAGCTTCAGTTAAATATGATTTAAAAGTTAGCATTATTGACCTTTCATATAGCCTTTAAATCTTTTGAGTACTACAGTTTCGCCTTGGCGCTTTTTCTTTTTATATCTTTTATCTTCAACATCAATAGGTTTCATATTTCTTCTAATCATTTTATCGTGATTAGGATTACCTAAAGGAAATGCATCATGACTTGCAACATGACCACCACTCATACTCATTGCAGGAGCATCTTCTTTAACCGATTCTGTGGGTAATTCATTCTTCATATAGTCTCTAGCAGTATCAATATAATCAGTAGCTTTTGTTATTTTTGACTGAACCCATTCAGGCATATTTGTATCGTCTTTTAACATATCGTGCAATTCCAAAGCGGCATCTGCAATAGTTTTTAGTTGACCTTTTGCCATACCACCTTCATTATCATATTCAGAATTTTCTTTAGTATTCTTGCCCATAGATGTTCCTTTAGGAGCAACGCCGCTATTTTTTATTTTATTAATAAGTTTTAAATTTCTTGGCGTTCTCATTACATTATCTCCTCAATAGTAATGTATATTTTCTGATTTGTTTTTAAATGCTTTGCTTCATAAATATTCAATCCAAAAATATTTCCTACTGGATAACATTCTTCTTCAATTCTAATCTGATCTTTTGCTTTTACTATTTCTTCTATATTGACATTTAAAACTTTACTGTTTTTTATTTTATACACACCTTGAGATAGTTTATTATCTTCAGAAGTAAACCATGTATTTTCTTCTGCTAAAAAATCAAACGAATTATATCCACATTTTTCAACTAATTTTTTAAGAGAATCATCATTTAAATTATATTTTTCTTTTATTAAATAAAGTGCTGCAGCATATGATCCTACAGTAGTCTTTCCTCCAGGTGCTTTCGCTATCAATTTTTTAATGTTAAATACCATTCTATGAAAATGAGTGTACGCACTTTTTTGTTCACTAGTTTTTATTTCTACTTCTTTTTGTCTTACACCATCACGATCAATTATACCAAGTTTAAACGCATTTGTTCGATCAAATGGTGTAACCAATAGTGTTAAAAATCTAAAAGTATAAAGCAGGTCACCCGCTCTTGCAATCATTCCCATTTTTATATCTTTCTTAATTCAT